TGGCGGTGGTAGCGGGGGCTTTACACTTATCGAGCTAGATGTGACCGCTTTTGCGACCCTGACGGTCACAATCGGCTCCGGCGGTTATGGGGGTTATGGGGGTGGCAGTGGCGGCTCTGGAGGCCATACTTCCCTGCTGGACGGTGCGACCGTGAAAGCCCGCGCCAATGGGGGCGGTGGGGGGAGTGAGGGGTCTACAAATGCAGTTGAGGGTGGGTTTGGCGCAAGTTCAAACAACACGGGAACACCTGATATTTTCCTTGCTGGCGTTTACGGTGGAAACGGTCTGACCTTGTGGGGGGGCATAGGCGGCAACTCGCCTTTCAACGGATCATCCGCGAAATCCTACGTTTACAATTACAATGGTCATGAGGCCACGGCTTACGGCGGCGGCGGTGGCGGGGCCTCTACTAATGGTACATCGTCGTATCAAGGTGGCAACGGTAAACCTGGCTTGATCATCATCGAGGAGTACGCCTGATGGCCCGATATGCGGAAATTAAAAGCGGTTCTGTGGTGAACGTGATCGAGGCGGATGCGACATTTGCAACCGCCTATGGCCTGACCGCTTGCCCGGATGAGGTCGGTCCGGGCTGGACCTATGACGGGACAACCTTCACCGCCCCGGTGATCCCGCCGAAGGTCTACACGCTGGCCGAGCGGTATCCCATGGCGGCCGCGGAATGCGCCCGGCGCATTGTGGCGGTGGCCGATGCAACGGCACAAATGAACATGGCCAGTTATCAGGCTGCGGGGCTTTTCAGCACGGCGCAGACCGCGACTTACGTCTCGGGTCTGACCTGGGTTGCGCAAATGCGCGGCACCTGGCGCGGCCTTGCCGAGGCCGATGCGGACCTTTCGGCCGATGCCAACTGGCCGGCTTGCCCGGCCGATGTGATCGCGCTCGCGGCGCAGTTCTAGAACATATGGGCCGCGCGGGCGGGCCGGGGCGATGAGGTAACGCGATGCGGTTTGGAAAGTCTCGTTTCGGGCTTGGGCGCTTTGCCGGCCCTGCCCGCCAATCGATCACCGGCACGGGCGCGTCGATCGCGCCCTTGGCCACGGGCACGGGTCAGGGCACGCGCGGCTCGAGCGGCACCGGCGCTTCCATCGCCCCTCTGGCCACGGGCACGGGTCATGGCACGCGCGGCTCGAGCGGCACCGGCGCTTCCATCGCGCCGCTGGCCACGGGCACCGGGCAGGGCACGCGCGGCTCGGCCGGCACCGGCGCGTCGATCGCCCCTCTGGCCACGGGCACGGGGCAGGGCACGCGCGGCTCGAGCGGCACCGGCGCGTCGATCGCCCCTCTGGCCACGGGCACGGGTCAGGGCACGCGCGGCTCGAGCGGCACCGGCGCTTCCATCGCGCCGCTGGCCACGGGCACCGGGCAGGGCACGCGCGGCTCGGCCGGCACGGGGGCTTCCATCGCGCCGCTGGCCACGGGCACCGGGCAGGGTACGCGCGGCTCGAGCGGCACCGGCGCGTCGATCGCGCCCTTGGCCACGGGCACGGGTCAGGGCACGCGCGGCTCGAGTGGCACGGGGGCTTCCGTCGCCCCGCTGGCCACGGGCACGGGACAGGGCACGCGCGGCTCGAGTGGCACGGGGGCTTCCATCGCGCCGCTGGCCACGGGCACGGGGTATCACAACAGCGGAGATCGCGGCGCGTCGATCGCGCCTCTGGCCACGGGCACGGGTCAGGGCACGCGCGGCTCGAGTGGCACGGGCGCGTCGATCGCGCCTCTGGCCACGGGCAGCGGGCAGGGCACGCGCGGCTCGAGTGGCACCGGCGCGTCGATCGCGCCTCTGGCCACGGGCACGGGTCAGGGCACGCGCGGCTCGACCGGCACCGGCGCTTCCGTCGCGCCCTTGGCCACGGGCAGCGGGCAGGGCACGCGCGGCTCGACCGGCACCGGCGCGTCGATCGCGCCCTTGGCCACGGGCAGCGGGCAGGGCACGCGCGGCTCGACCGGCACCGGCGCGTCGATCGCGCCGGTGGTGATCAGTTGGGGCACCAGTGCCGCGCTTTCGGTGGCGCGGGTCGCGAATGTGGATGCAAGCCCGAATGCGGCCTCGGGCACATACGGGCCGAACCGGACACAATAGACAACAAAAAGAAGGGGGCGCGGTATGGCGTTCATCATGGCCGAGGGCGATCTTTCGCCGATCGTTGAAAAGACCTTGCAGGATGGTGCCGGCGCCGCGATCGATCTTACCGGCGCGATAAGCGTCACCTTCCTGGCCGAGGCGATCGATCCCGGCATTGCCTCGATCGAGGGCGCGGCGGTGGTGATGAATGCGGCCGGCGGGGTGGTGCGCTATCTCTGGGCCGCGGGCGATACCGCCGCGCCCGGGCTTTACCGGATGCGCTGGCGCGTGGTCTATTCCGACAGCAAGCCCGAGAATTTCCCCCAGGCGGGCACCGATTGGCTCGAGGTCACACCGGCGCTCGCCCCGGCATAGGCGCCCTCGCGAAAATCCCAGCCAAAATCAAGCAAACGCTGGCCGAGATCGGCCGGCGCGGTCTTGCGATAGCGCATCGCCATATCGGATTTGCGCCACCCGCCAAGATCGAGAAGCCCGCCGAAATCGCGGGTCTGGGCATAAAACCACGTTGCCCATGTGTGCCGCATCGTATGGGGCACCACATCGCGCCCGAGCCCGGCCGCATCGCACGCCTTGCGAAACGCGCCCGAGATCTGGCCGCCCCCATTTTCCCGAATGACATAGGGTTTGCCTTTCGGCGTCCGGGCGATCGGCCCGAGATCCGGCACGCCCGCGCCCAGAATCATCGCGCGCGCGCGCGGTGGAAGCCTGACCATGCGCGCCTCGCCGTTTTTGGCGCGGGCGATGAAGGCCTCGCCCGTGGCGGGATAAAATTCCTTTGCCTGGATCGCGAGCGCCTCGGAAACCCGGGTGCCCGCGCCAAGGCAAAACCCGATCGGCGCGGCAAGATGCGGATCGAGCGCGGCAAGAAGCGCCTCGGCCTCCTCGGGGGTGAGCCAACGGGTTCGGGCGTTGTTCTCTTTGCGTTTTTTCAAGCGCCGAAATTGGGCAAGGCCTTCATGGGCGGCGTGATTTATCACGGCCGAGATCGGGGTGATCACCTGGCGATTGATCGTCGCCGGGGCGGCCGATGGATAAAGCGCCGCGGCCGCCCGGTTCGCGGCCTGGTTGCCGATCTCGCCCAAAAGCGTCTCGGTGCCGAAATGCAAAAGCAGGGGCTCGAGAAACCGCGCCTCACCGCCGGCGATCATATAGGTCTCGGCGGCCTCGCAAAACGTCAGCGTGGCGCGCGGGCCATGGGCGTGACGGTTGCGGATCTCCTGTTCGCGCCGGTGGCGGATCGCTTCGGCTTCCCCGCGCGCGCGAGTTCCAGTGCTCTCGAATAGGCGGTGGCCCTGGACGGTGCCGCGCAAGTACCAGTTTTCGCGGCCCGGCCGCCGGATGAGCCTAAGCATGGGGTGCCTTCCTGAATGAACACGGCCTTGAGATCCGCGCGCCGGTAAAGGATGCGGATGCGCCCGCGCGCGCGGATGAATGGCAAGGTGCCGCGCGCGCGCAGATCATCCAGAAGGCTCCGAGACGTTTCGACGCCAAATCCGCGGAGCCACAGGATCGCCGCATCCGTGCCCAGAAATGGCCCGGTTTCGCTTTCTACCTCCACGGGAGTACCCCGAGCCAATGGGCCGCCATGTAAAGCGCGATCGCGGCGATGGTGCAGGAGATCGCGCGGGTTGTGGCCTTGTCGACAAGGGCCAGCCGGCGTGCCTTTTGGGGGTCCATGAAATTGCCTCTCTCGTTCGTTGAGAGAGGTTTTGCACGTTTTGATGTGCAATGAAAGATATTTTGTGTCTTGCGCTTAATAAGGGAGTTTTGCTAGGGATGCGTTGAGCCGCTCGCAGAAAGGGGCCGTGCACAAAATAAATTACAGGAATATGATGATGGAAAAGCCTGGGATCCAACGGATCCATGACGCAACCGCCGATCTTTCCGAGACCGCCCTGAACCGGCTGGCCGCGCGCCTCGATGCGCTGGCCCTGCTCGATGAGGCGTGCGCCGCGCACCGGGTCAGTCCTGGTCCCGCCCGCGCTCCTCGCGGGCAATCTGGTACACTTTTTCGGCCAGGTGCTCGGGCAGGCGTTCGAGGGTCCGGTGCAGGCGGATCCGGCCCGGCGTGATCCCGTCCGTTCGGCTGATGATGCCAATGGGCACGCCAAGCGCCTCGCAGATCCTGAGCATATTGGCAAAGCTGAGACTGGTTTTGCCGGCGACGAATTGCGACAGCGCATTGCGCGACAGCCCGGCCTCGAGCGCCACTTCCGAATAGTTCCGGTTTTGCAGCGCGCAGACCACCCGCAGGTTTTCACGCGCCGCGGCAAGCCCTTGTTCCGCCCGATCCTTGATCCCGTCCATGGTGCCTCATCGTGATTTTCCGCCCCGGTTCGCCCGTGGCCTGTATTTGGCAAAGGTAATTTCGCACAACAAAAAGAGCAAGGCGCACTGAACCTGCCTTTTTCGGCAGGTTTCCCCTTGACCCGCACAATATATTGTGCGCTGCATATTAAACAGGGCAAGCACTGTGCGGGCCTGCCAAAATCTAGGGGCAGAGAATGAACCAAGCAATACGGCCTGAGCAAACCGGCCTGCCGAGTTCGATCGAGTTTCGCGACTGGTTGCAGCGCGCGCTGGTTATCACCGGCTATTCGGCGACACGGCTGGCGCATGAAACCGGCCGGCACCGCAACTCGATCGGCGGCTTCCTGCGTGATCCAGAGCGCCAGATCATGCTTGATAACGCGCGGGCGCTGATCTCGCATTTGCGCACCGTCGCGCTCGAAAAGGGTCTCGAATTGCCACCCGTTCCGCGCCTCGAGGCGGCGGTCGGGACGGGTGGCCATGGGTGAGGCCGCCGAGATCCTCGGTGCCCTGACCGCCCGCGAGCGCGGGCTTGTCGAGCGACTGGCCGCGGCCAGCGATGCAAGCCCGGCCGAAATGCTCGCCGCGATCGTGCAAGGCTGGTTGCGCCTGGCCGAGGACGCGCCCGAGGCCCTTCCACCCGATCCGATGAAAGACCTTGCCGCCCGGTTGCGGCCCTTGCGCGCCCGGATGACCCGGGGGGCGGCATGAGCGGCGTGCGCGCGGGCGTGCAATTGCCGGCGTCTCGCTTCCGGTTGCGTGACCCGATCGAAAACCCACTCATGCGCAGTTGCAAGCTGCACCTGCGCCGGGTCTGTGGCGTGTGCGCGGATTTCGACGGCGAGTTGCGCCAGGAAGGTGAGGGCATGTGCCGGCGACATGCCGCGCCGACAGGCCCGCGCCGGGATGCGCGGGATTGTCCCGATTTCGATCGAAAGACGGCGCGGCCATGAACGCGCTCGAGGATCGTCTGAGGGATGCAAAGGCAATCCCGATCCTCGAGATCGCCGCGCGCCTCGGGATCGAGGGGCTGCGCCGCACCGGGCGCGAGCATGTCGGGCCCTGTCCGGTCTGCGGCGGCAAGGATCGGTTTTCGATCAATGATGCCTCGGGCGTGTTCAATTGCCGGATCTGCGCGCGCGGCGGGGATCAGGTTGCGCTGGTCGAGCATGTGCTCGGGGTCGATTTCAAAAGCGCGATCGACTGGATCGACGGCGGGGCGGTCTCGGTGGCCGATGCCGCCGCGCAGGAACGGCGCCGGCGCAAATGGGCCGAGGCGGAAAAGAAAAAGGAACGCGCGGCGCAGGCCTATCGCGACCGGGCGACTGACCAGGCGCGCGCCATGTTTCGCGCGGCCGTCGATGGCCGGGGCACGCTGGCCGAGACCTATCTAGCCGCGCGCGGGATCCGGCTCGAAACCTGGCCGCCAAGCCTGCGGTTTATCGCGGCGCACAAGATGTATGGCAGGGCCGGCGATCGGTTCGCGGTGATCCATGAAGGCCCGGCGATGATTGCCGCGGTGCAAAATCCCTTTGGCCGGATTACGGCGGTGCACCAGACTTGGCTTGATCCCGACCGGCCCGGCCAGAAAGCCCGGATCCGTGATCGCGCCGGCGACCCGGTGCCCGCGAAAAAGGTGCGCGGGTCGAAAAAGGGCGGCGCGATCCGCTTCACGCGGGTTGGTGGCACCGGCGTCATGGTGATGGGCGAGGGGATCGAAACCACGCTTTCGGTGATGGTTTCGGGTGCCTGGCCGGGCGCGTGTTTCTGGGCCGGGGTGGATCTCGACAATATGGGCGGGAAAATGATCCGGCTCTCGGGGCTCAAATGGTCGGGCCTGCCCGATCTCGGCGATACGCGCGCGTTCGTGCCGCCCGAGGAGATCCGCAAGCTGGTTTATCTACAGGATGGCGACAGCGCGCCGGCAATGACCCGCGCCAAGCTGGAAGCGGGGCTTCGCCGGGCCGGCACGGTGCGGCGCGGGGTCGAGGGCCTGATCGCGCCGGCACCGGCGGGGCAGGATTTCAACGATCTGATCAAGAAAAAAACACACGGGGCAAGCGATGATGATGAGGGGCAGTGAGATCGATGACAGATGAGCGCGACGGACTGGAAAAGGTCAAGGCACTGGCCGAGGCGGCCGAGCCGGTCGGACCGGCTGAAACCGACCCGCCCGGGGCCGATCCCGGCCCGCCCGATGATGGTGAGGAGGCCCGCGCGGCCGCGCTTCTCGCGCGCGGCGGGTCTTTCCCGCTAAACGATTTCGGCAACGGTCAACGGCTGATCACCTATTTCGGTGAAAATCTGCTTTTCGTGCCGCGGCTTGGCTGGTTCCGCTGGGATGACAGGCTATGGGCGCCCGATGAGGATGCGATCGCGGTGCGGGCCGACGCGCAAAAGATCGGCGGCAAGATCCTCGAGGAGGTCGCGTATCTGGCGCTTGAGCCCTGGGAGGACCAGGCTCTCGACCTGGCGCGCGATACCGCATCCGAATTGGCCACGCTTGAGGCTGAAAGCAAGGGCGAGACCGATCCGCCGGCGCGGCTCAAGGAATTGCGCAAGACCGCCGATCGGGCGAATGACATTCGCTCATACCTTGCGACCCGCAAGCGCGATCACCGCAACCACGCCAAGACAAGCGGCAATTCCGGCCGAATTGCCAATATGATGATCGAGGCCCAGGTGCAGCGCTGCGTCGGGATCGATGATCTCAATTCCGACAAGACGGCGATCAACACGCTGGGCGGGATCCTGCGGTTTCGCGGCCTGGTCGACGAACATGAGGCGAGTTTCGGCAACACCGATCCGATCTGGTGGTGCGAGATCTCCGAACATGACCGGGCCGCGCGCATGACAAAGATCTGCGATGCGACCTATGAGCCGGGGGCCAAAGCGCCCGAGTTCGAGGCCTTTCTTGAGCGGATCCAGCCCGATTTGCAAATCCGGGCCTTCCTGAAGCGCTGGTTCGGTTATTGCCTCACGGGGCTCACGACCGAACAAAAGACCACGTTTTTTTATGGTGCGGGCCGCAACGGCAAATCGACCCTGGTCGACCTTATCGCGAAAATCATGGGCGGCTATTCGACCACGATCCCGATCGAGAGCCTGACCGGGGCCGAGCAACGCAAGGGCTCGGACGCAACGCCCGATCTCGTGCGCCTGCCCGGCGCGCGTTTCGTGCGCGCCTCGGAACCCGAGCGCGGCACCGGGCTCAAAGAGGCGCTGGTCAAGCAACTGACCGGCGGCGAGGCGATCCTGGTGCGCCGGATGCAGCAGGAATTTGTCGAGGTTTCGCCCGAGTTCAAACTGACGATCCAGGGCAACTACCTGCCAAATATCAAGGGCGGCGACGATGGGATCTGGCGCCGCCTGGTCCTGGTCAATTTTGATGAACAAATCCCGATCGATGAGGTTGATCCCCTGTTGCCCGAGCGGCTCTGGGCCGAGCGCGACGGGGTGCTGACATGGCTTGTCGAGGGCGCGCTCGAGTGGTTCAGGCTGGGCCTGGCGATCCCCGAGACGATCCAGACCGCGACCGAGAATTACCGCCAGGCGAGCGACTTCATGCGGGTTTTCCTGACCGAGGAATGCGAGATCGACGGCGAGACCTTCGAGGAGGGCAAGGACATGGCCGATGCGTTCAACGCCTGGATGATCGCGAGCGGACAGGCGACATGGCGGCGCAAGACGATCACCGATGCCCTGAAAGAGCGCACCGGCGTCGTGTTCGGCAAGGGCGGCGCGCGGTTCAAGGCGCACAAGCGCTCGGTGCATGGCTGGTACGGGATCAGGATCAACGAGGAGGCCCGCAACCGCATCGCGGCGTTCTCCGACGAATTGAGGGCGCGGCGATGAGCGCCTATGAGGCGGCCGGCAAGAGCGATGACTGGTACACGCCGGCCTATGTTTTCGAGGCGCTCGGGCTTGAGTTCGATCTCGATGTTGCCGCGCCGGTTGACGGGCCGCGCCATGTCCCGTGCCGGCATTGGTGGTCGAGCGCGGGCCTGGAAAACCAATGGTTCGGGCTGGTCTGGATGAACCCGCCTTTCGGCCACCAGAAAACCAAGCGGGCCTGGCTCTCGAAATTTTTTGAGCATGGCAACGGGGTGGCGCTTGTTCCCGATCGTACCTCGGCGCCGTGGTTCCAAGAGTTCGCGCCGCGCGCAAATCTGATATGCTTTGTCGCCCCGAAAATCAAGTTCGAGCGGCCGGACGGGACCGTTGGCGCATCGCCCGGCACCGGCACGGCCTTGCTCGCGTCCGGGGTTCGGGCGGCCCAGGCCTTGCGCGCTTGTGGCCTGGGGATGGTGCGATGAAAAAACCCGACCCGCGCGATCATCCTTGCGATCTTTGCGGCGATCCGCACGCGCCTTACGGGTTCGAGCGCGCCGGCGGCCGCGCCGCGCGCCGGCCGGGGCAGCGACGGCTCTGGGCCTGCAAGAAGTGCCGCGCGGCCGCCGAGGCGCGCAAGGAAGCGGTTGACCGGCCGTTGAGTGATTTTCAACAGATCAACACAAGGGACGTATGAAATGCAGATTGGCGAAAAATACCTGATTACGGCCGAAGATTGGTTTTTTGCCCCGGACGGTGAAAACTATCGGGCGGTGTTCGGGACGGTTCACGGCGTAATTGATGCCGCCGAGGCGCTTGGGGTCAAGGCAAACGCCCGGTCAACAAACTGGTATGTGCTGATCGGCGATATGCTTCTGGCCGGTTGCAGGGTTCACTATGTGCTTCGGGCGGATCACTACAATCCAAGGCCGAGCGTGCTTGCGGAGATCGATCACGATGGGTTGCGCCTTGTCGCGCAGAACGCAACGTCACGTATCTACAATGCCGATGCGACAGGTCTGATTGCACACGGCAAAGTGAGCACCTGAATGCGGACACATCGAATGGCCTACGCCGAACGCACAAAGGTTCCGGTTACACAGTCAAAGGCTGAGATCGAGAAGCTGGTCAAACGATACGGCGCGGATGCGTTCGCGGTCATGGAGCGCCAGGGGCGTGTTCAGATCGCCTTTTCGCTGATGGGCCGCAACATCCTGTTTCGCATGGACCTGCCCGAAGGTGCCCAGGCAGAGCGCTCGATCTGGCGCGCTATGACGCTGACGATCAAAGGCAAACTGGAAAGCGCAGAACGTGGCATTGAGACCTTCGAGGAAGCCTTCCTCGCGAACATCGTCATGCCTGACGGGCGGACGGTTTCAGAGGCGACCCGACCAGCCATTGAGAACCACTACAAAGGGCGCGCGGACGTTCCGTTGCTGCCTGCTACTTAAAGGACCGGCTGACCAATGGCTGAGAACTCAAGCATCGAATGGACAACCCACACGTTTAATCCGTGGATTGGATGCACGAAAGTCAGCGCCGCGTGTGACCACTGCTATGCGGAGGCATGGGACAATCGCTTTGGCGGCAAACGCTGGGGGCCTCACGCACATCCCCCCCCAATCAAGCCCGCCCCGATCGCCCCGGGGCGGGCTTTTTGCGTTCTAGGTCGGTTCGTCCGCGGGTTGCGTGTAAAACCGGCTCTCGCCCTGGTTTGTGTTGACCCAGCACGAGTTCGGTTGAATGTTCAGGCGCTGGTTCGGGCGCTTCATCGAGCCGAAACCGTTCTCGGTCGCCTCGACCGCGTTCTTGGTGCAATAGGGCAATTCGACCTGCGTATAGCCCTTGTCCCTCATGCAGATGCCCATCGCGGACTGGCGCAGCTTGTCGTTGCGATCCGTCGAATAGATCCAGAACGTGATGGGGTCGAAGGTCACTTGCGTGTTTGAAGGAATGGCCTGCGTCACCTCGGTCTGACAGGCCACCACGTCCCGGTTGTACCGGTCGAAGGTGACATTCGATTTCACGTAAAATTCCTGACTGACACAGCCCGACAGGGCCAGGAATGCGATAACGGCGCGCATGAGATCCTCCAACTTCGATTAATCAATCCGGCTACCTTGGCCGGGATGGCGGACGGCGGCAATGTGCAAAACTGGCGCGCTTGCCCTTGCATGGCCACGCATCGCACAATAAAAGGTGCGGATCACAACATAAAAGGCAAGCAGCATGATTACATTGACAGAGGCCGCGCGCGCGGGCAGCGTCCCGGTGCAACCTGCGAAATGGTGGGTTGTCGGGTTTGGAAGCTCGTTTGTCTCTAGGCGCTCTGAAAGCCGCGCCATTCGTCGCGGCTTTGCTATGTCCGGGCGCAATGGGGTGCCTTCGGGCACGCCGGTTTCTAGAGGCCGGTCTTCCAACCTGTTGTTGCCCGGGCACCCGTTTGGAAGCGGCCCCGGGTTCAATTTGAACTCTAGGAGGCCCTTCATGGCTGACACAATCAATCCGCATAACCTGGGAATGGATCTGGCCTATGCCGCCACCCTGACCCGCCACATTCAACACCTGGTGCTCGAGGCCGGCGGCGCGGCCGATCGCACCGTGCTCGACGTGATCGAGGGGCTGGCGCACTTCCTCGCGCGCATCCTCGGCGTGATCGCCACGGATCTCGAGGAGATCGAGGCAGTGAAAGGCGGTCATCATGTCTGATCTGTCTTTCGTTTTCAATACGCGCCGGGTGCGCGTGATCCTCGATGAGGCCGGTGAACCCTGGTTCGTCGCAAAAGATGTTTGCGAGGTTTTGGGCACCGGCCTGCCTGCCAATCATCTTCGCAATTATCCGGACTGTGAAAAGGGTGTGTGTTCGGTACCTACCCCCGGCGGACGCCAGGAAGTGCTCACGGTCAGCGAAGGCGGGCTCTATCGTATGGTCGTGAGGTCTCGCAAACCCTCGGCCGAGCAGTTTCAGGCCTGGGTGTTCAACAAGGCTCTGCCCGAGATCCGGCGCACGGGTTCCTATCAGGGGCCGCCACAAGCTGAGGACGTGTCCAGCCCGCCCGCCGCGCCCGCACTCGACCCGCTGGCGGTCGAAATGGATGACGACATGCGCGACTGGCTGGCGATGGTGCGCGAGGCGCGCATTTCCTACGGGCGCAAGGCGGCGCAACGGCTTTGGGCGCGATCGCCCCTGCCCGCGGTCTCGACAACACCGCCAGACAAGTCGGACCTGGGCCGCGCGATCCGGGAGTTCCTTGATAAACAATGTGTTATCACCGGAAGTTCGGCCGATTTCGTGTCGCTTGGCGATCTGACCCGCGCCTATGGCAAATGGGCGATCAGCACCCATCGCGAGGTTCCCGCCGGTCGCGGCTTCAACCGCGCCCTGGCCGCGCTGGCGGTGGCCTATGTCCATCCCGAAACGCTGGAAGTGATCCGCCCGCACAAGCGCAGTCACCACGGCTATGTCGGTCTCAGGTTGCGCAAGGCCTCTGCGGCCGCCTGATCCCTCGCCTCAGCGCCGTTATCTGGCCCGTTCCGGTTAGCACCGGGGCGGGCTTTTCGCGTTTCCGGGGCCGCCTGGTGAGGCTCTCGCGGCCAATCTGCGCGGCCGGTTGGCCGGTGGTGCGGGTCGCCCGGCCGGGCGCGCTCGGGCCTCGTTGATTCAATCCCCGCACCCCGCACCCCGGTTTATTTAGATCGTCCCGCGTTGAAAAACTCCCTTTCTCCCTGATTTCAGGTTCAAAACTCCCTGACGATCAGGGCAAGTTTCGGAAACAAAAACAAGGGGTTGAGATTTCGCGACCGTGTTTCAGGGAGCGCAGGGAGAAAATTCACGGGGCTTATTTCTATAGAGGGGCAAGGGGTGCGGGGTCAGGATTTGCTCACACGTCAGGCGACAAAAAACCTCCCTGCGCTCCCTGATCCCGGAAAGCGGCGTTAATTCAATGACTTATAGGTTTGAAACCTCCCTGATTACTGTTTTGAAAACTCCCTGAAAATCATAAAACTCCCTGAGTAATCAACATATGGCGCGGCTACATTCGATCCGCACAAGATATGGAGCAGGCCAAAATGCAAACCACACCGCACCACCCTCGGGCGCTGATCGAGGGGATCAATATCGCGATCATCGCCCGTCGCGCCGCCCGTCGCGCCGGGGTTGGGCAGGGTGATGGCGCCCGGCCGGTGCCGGGCCTTGCCGCGCGCCCGGTTGTCCTGTCAGAGATCGCGGCGGAAACCGGGCGGTTCGATGAGCCTGCCACACCGCCCGGTTACAGGACGGCGCGCCGGCGTGAGCCGATGCTATTGGCGCGCCTGCCCGAGAAAGACACGCGCCGGATTGCCGCCCGAATCTTCGCCGATACCTGCGAAAAGATCGGGGCGAGTTCATGTGCCGCGATCGAGGGGAGTATTTCTAGCGCCGGTATTCCCGATGGTGGCGCGACAACAAAAATCAAGCACGCGCAGCGCCTCGCGGCCTCGCTGAAAGCGATCCGCCACCTGGTGCGCACCGAGGGCGAAAAGGGCGGTATCGCATGGCGGCCCCGGGTGGTCCTGCCATTGGGCCGCCCATCGCCAAAACGCCATGAAATAAAGGCGCTTGACCTGTTGGTCGCGGTCGCGATCGAGGGCCGGGACATTGCCGAGATCCTGCGCCGCGCCGGGTGGTCAAAGCAGGCGCACACGACCCGGTTGCTTGGCGCGGCGGCGCTCCTGATGCTCGACGATCTGGCCGAATGCTATGGGCTTGGGCGCATGGTACCGCGCGAAAGTTCTTGACGGCAGGCAATACGCTCGCCAGCTAAGTGCCCAACGGTCCAGAACTGCGACCGGCGAAACCTGACCCAGGCGGCCGCCCTCGAACCCCGAGGCGCGGCCGCTGCATTTCCGGGGTGCCGCGCGATGCTCACGTTTCTCGGCCGCTATGTGCTCAACATTCTGATTGCGGTCGACCAGTTGGCGAATGCGCTGATGTTCGGTGATCCCGATGAGACGATTTCAAGCCGCTGCGCCAAGGCCTCCTATGGCTCGGGCTGGTGGCGTCTTGGTCGCCTCCTCGAGGCAATCGACCCCGGCCACCTCAAGCTGACGCGCGAGGATGACGAGGGCGGAGACGCTCTGTTGTGAGCGCCCCGGACACCCGCCGCGCTGCGTTCCGCGACCGGGACAGGTTGCGGCGCAAGAATGAACCATGGCGGCGCTGGTACAACTTAAAGCGCTGGAAGGTGCTCCGGCTTGAAATCCTGGCGCGCGATGGCTGGACCTGCCAGCAAACCGGCGCGCTTCTGACCGGCACGCCTAACAGGGCGCATAGTGCGGTTGTCGACCATGTCGAACCGCACCGTGGCGATCCGGTTCGGTTCTGGAACCCTGCGAACCTGCAAGCGGTCGCGAAATGCTGGCACGATAGCGAGAAGCAACGGCGAGAGAAGGAAGCCGCGCGGGTCGATAAAAGGCCCGGGGGGTGGTCCAATCTCTGAAAACCACCCATCTCGCAGACCCACGCACCACACATGCGGAGACTTTTTTTCCCATGACAGCGAAAACCAAGGCCAAAACCGGGGATCTTGACCTATTCGGCTTCCCGGCTGACCAGATCCGCGACCGATGGGGGCGCCCTTCCTTTGCTAAAACCAAAGAAAATCAAATGCTTGTGGCGGCATTGCGGGCAAAGGATTGGAGCCAGGAGCGGATTGCGCGCTACATGGGAACAAGCGAAAAAACGCTACGCAAACATTTTTCCCGAGAGTTGCGGGCCGGGCGCGACATGATCGAGGGCGATGCAACGGCCGTCATGCTGCACCGGATGCGGCAAGGCAATGTCTCGGCGGCGCGCCACTTTATCAGCGCGACCAGGGCGCCCGGGATCGTGCCGCTCGAGACCGAACTCGCCGCGCCGGTCGAGGCCGTCGCGCCCGAGGAGAAACTCGGCAAGAAAGCCCGGCTCGAAAAAGAGGCGAAAAACCCGCGCGGCCGATGGGCGGGCCGGGTGCACTAGATGCCGCTCGATTTCTCCTGCACCGATTGGGCTGATCGGCTCAAGGCCGGGCTTCCGCCCATGCCGGTTCTTCCGCTTGATGAGGATCTCGCGGCCGATGCGGCCTGGTATTTTGACAGTTTCCGCATTCCAGATGTTGCCGGGCAACCGCTTCTGGAAGATGCGGCCGGCGATTGGTTCCGCGAGATCGTGCGCCGCGCGATCGGGGCGATCGATCCAGAAACCGGCGCGCCGGCGGTGGGTGAGGTCTTTTGCCTGGTGCCGAAAAAGAACGGCAAAACGACCTATACCGCCGCGCTTGGCTTGACCGCCCTGGTGATGAACAAGACGCCGGGCGTCGAAATGATGATCGTCGCGGCAACACAGGAGATCGCAAACACCTGCCTGAAACAGGCGGCCGACATGATCCGCGCCGATCGGCCCGATGAGGAGGGCGCCGATCCCTATCTTCTTTTCCGTTTTGATATTCAGGAGCACAAAAGCCGGATCGTAGATCGCAGCAACGGCGCGAGCCTGTCGATCAAGACCTTTTCCATGAAGATCGTGACCGGGAAAATTCCGGTCCTGACGATCGTCGATGAATTGCACTTGCTTGGAACCACGGCCCAGGCCGATCGGATCCTCACGCAGTTGCGGCAAAACATGATCACAAGGGACAATTCGCTCCTGGTCTTTATCAGCACGCAAAGCGATGAACCGCCGGCCGGTGTGTTCAAAACCGAACTGGACTATGCGCGCTCGGTGCGCGACGGCGAAACCTTCGATGAGGTCAACACGCTGGTTTGCATCTATGAGTTTCCCGAGGCCTGGCAGATCGATGAAAACCGGCCCTGGGCGGATCCTGAAACCTGGTACATGGTGCAACCGAACCTCGGCCGATCGGTCAAGCTTGACCGGCTGAAACGGGAATACCGCAAGGCCGAGGACAAGGGCAAAGAGGCGTTCCGGCTCTGGGCAAGTCAGATGCTCAATATCCAGATCGGACTTGCGTTGCACGGCACGCGCTGGATCGGGGTCGATTACTGGCCCAAGCCGGTTGAGGATCTCGACCTCGAGGCGATCCTGACGCGCTGCGCGGTGGCGGTGGCCGGGATCGATCTCGGCGGTCTCGATGACCTTGCCTCGATCTCGGTGATCGGGCTCGAACGCGCTACGGGCGATTGGCTGGCCTGGTCGCGGGCCTGGGCGCATAAGCCGGTATTCGAGCGGCGCAAGGATATTGCGCCGAGGCTTTTGGGTTTTGTCGCCGATGGCGACTTGATCAAATGCGATCGTGCGGGCCAGGATCTCGATGAAATGGTCGAGATCTGCGCGCGCCTCCTCGAGGCGGGGATTTTGCCCGCGACAAACGCGATCGGGATCGACCCGTATTCCGCCGAGGGGCTGAAACAGGCTTTGGCGGCGGCCGGGATCACCGAGGCGATGATCGAAATGGTTCCCCAAGGGGTGAAGCTTTCACCGGCGATCTGGGATCTTGAGCGGATCCTGATGCTCGAGCGGTTCCGCCATGGCGGGCAACCGCTTCTGGATTGGTGCCTCTCGAATGCCAAGGTCGAGCAAATCGGCGACGCGGTTGCAATGCGCAAATCCACCAACGGCAAAGCGAAGATCGACCCGCTTATCGCGCTTGTGATGGCCGGAAAACTGATGAGCCGCGGCCCGGTCGCGGCGGTGCCGCTGGTATCGCCCTGGGACGATCCGAAATTTTCGCTCGTGAAAGGGGCCGCATGAGACTTTTCAGACGCAATCGGGCCGCGCCGCCCGCGCCGCCCGCATCGCCGGCGATCACCAAGGCGCCCGAGCCCGAGGCGCGCGCGGATAGCATTTCGGGTTCCATGTCGCTCGGCAATTCCGGGATCATGGAGTTTCTGGGATTTGGCACGCCGGGGGTCTATGGCGGGGGCGCCTTGTCGATCGAGGCGGCGTTGCAGGTTCCGGCGATCTGGGCGGCGGTCAATTTTTACGGCCGCACGCTGGCGGCGCTTCCGATCAAGATTTATGAAAAAGGCAAGGACGGCGCCCGGTCCGAGGTTTCCGATCATCCGGCCGCCTATGTGTTCAACCAGGCCGCCCATGCCGAATTGACCGCGTTCGATTGGCGGCAACAGGCTTTCACCGACTTTTCGACCTATGGCCGCCACGTCTCGTTTCTCGAGTTCAACGGCAAGAACGAATTGCTTGCGGTCTGGCCGCTCGAGGTCTCGCGCCTGGACGTGCGCCGTCCGGGCGGCAAACTGTCCTATGCCTATCGGGACGCGCGCGCCCATCGCAAATACGTTGCGAGCGAGGTGATCGATCTGATGATGATGCCGAGCGGCAACGGTCTCTCGGCCCGCTCGCCGATCTTTTCAAATAGCGAGGTGATCGGGCTCGCGCTCGCGGTTTCGCGCTATGGCGGGCGGTTTTTCGACAAGGGCGGCGTGCCGTTCTTTGCGCTCGAGGGGCCGATCGCCACGCCGGCCGGGGCCACCCGCGCGGCCGAGGATATGACGGCGGCAATCCAGGAGGCGGCCGAAACCGGACGCAACGCGATTGCCTTGCCGACCGGACACAAGATCTCGCCGCTCGGGGTCGAGCCCGAAAAGATGCAGATGGTCGAGGTCAAGAAGTATCTTGTCGAGGAGTTCGCCCGGATCTGGAACCTGCCGCCGGTGTTCTTGCAGGACTTGAGCAAGGGCACTTATTCCAACACCGAGCAACAGGATTTGCACGCGGTCAAGCATTCGATTTTTCCGCTGGTGCGCAAGTTCGAGCAACAGGTCAACCTCAAGGTCTTTGGTCCCGGCGCGCGGCTTTACGCCGAGGTCAATCTCGACGCCCTGGCGCGCGGGGCCTTGAAGGATCGCGCCGAGGCGCTTGCACGACAGATCTCGACCGGTCAGATCACGCCAAACGAGGCGCGGCGGATGGACAACCGGCCCGACATTGCGGGCGGTGAGGGGCTTTATATGCAGGGCGCAATGATGCCGATCGCCGATCTCGGTCTCGGCAAGACGCCCGGCGCAACACCGAAAGAGGGCGAAGGCGATGACGAAACCTAATTTTGAGACCCGCGGCGGGTTGCCGATCGAGTTGCGCGCCAAGAAGGGCGAAACCAGGGTTTCCGGCCATGCGGCGGTTTTCGACGAATGGGCCGATATTGGCGGCTGGTTCGAGGAGCGGGTCGTGCCGGGGGCGTTCGACAATGTGCTCGAGGATGATTGCGTTTTCCTGATCGAGCATAAGGGGCTTCCCCTGGCCCGCACCCGGTCTGGCACGCTCTCGCTTTCGGTCGATGCGCGCGGGCTTTTCGCCGAGACAAGCCTGATCGATGCCGACCCGGACGTTGCGCGGATCCTGCCCAAGATGAGCCGCGGCGATCTTGACAAAATGTCCTATTCCTTCCGCGTCGGTCGCGAGGAATGGGACGAAACCGGCGAGATCCCGAAACGGACAATCCTCGAGGTCTCGAGCCTGATCGACGTTTCGATCGTGACCTACCCGGCATTCGAGGGCACGGATATTGGTCTGCGCTCGCTGGCCGATCACCGTGCCGGCCTGATCGCGCCGATGAACGCCCGCCAGGCAACCGCCCTCGATCTGCGTTTGCGCGCGCTCGCGCTCACCTGATCCGACCTTAGCGAAATGACCGGCCGCCGGTGGCGGCCGCACCCGAGCAACCCCGGGCGCCCGGCCTTACAGCCATGCCCGGATTGCACAACAAATCGTGCGCTGCACAAACAATCCGCGCTTAGGAGGCGCATGAGTTATGACACCGAAGGAATTGCGCGAGAAAAAGGCGCGTTGTGTGACCCAGGCCCGCGGCTACATGGCCGAGGCCGAAAAGGAAAAGGATGAGGCCAAGAAGGCCGATCTTCTGCGCCAGGCCGATGAGGCGATTGCCGAGGGCGAAGGCTATGAGCGCCAGGCCGAGACAATGGAGCGCGAGGAGCGCATGGGCCGGCTCGAGACGGGCCAGGACGCCGGCGATCCGCGTCGCCCGGTACCGAGCGATGGTGAGGGCCGCGCCCAGGAGGGCGGTGAGGCGATCACCTACCGGCAAGCGTTCATGGATTACGTTCTGGCCGGGGGTCTGCAATCGGAGTTGCTTCCCGAGGCGCGAAACGTGCTGCGCGCCGGTTTTACGCCGGTTTCGGGAGAGCAACGGGCGCAAACCTCGACCAATGCCGAGGGCGGTTTCCTGATCCCCGAGGAGGCAATGCCCGGCCTTGTCCAGGCCATGATTGATTGGGGGCCGATGTATGACGATGATTTCTGCACGGTTCTCAACACCACGGGCGGCGGTACGATCCCGATCCCGGGTATCGATGACACGGCCAGCACCGCCGAGGCAACTGCGACCGAGGGCGCGGATCTGACCGATGACGGCGGCAAGGACATTGTTGCGACCCGCAAGGAACTTGGCGATTACATGTTCGATACCGAGTGGTTGCGGATCTCGCCGCAACTGGCCTCGGGATCGTTTATGAATTTCGAGACGATCCTGAACGGGCTTTTGGGTGAACGCCTGGGCCGCAAGGCCAATGCGCAACTGACCCTGGGCACCGGCACGGGACAGCCGCAAGGGATCGTGACCGGAGCCACGGCGTCCGGTGTGACCACGGCGGCAACGGACGGCGTGACGGGCGATGAGCTGATCGCGTTTTTCCACTCGATCGGCAGCGCTTATCGGCGCTCGCCGAAATTCCGTGCGATGTTCAACGACAATACGCTTGCCGCTTTGCATAAGCTGAAAGACGGTCAGGGGAACTACCTGATCCGCCTGGCACCGGATGGATCGGGCCGGATTGTCGTTGGTGCCGTGACGATCCCCTATGCGGTCAATGATGATATGGCGAGCATGGGCGCAAGCGCGACCCCGATCGTCGCTGGTGATTTCTCGCGCTACTATGTGCGCAAGATCGGCGGGATCATCCTCGGTGCGGCGCGCGAGAAATTCTGGCCGAATGTCGGGATCGCAGGCTATGCGCGCCTCGATGGTGTTGTCGCAGATACCAAGGCGATCAAAACGCTCGCGAACGCGGCCGTATAAGGCCCTGAAACCTGAGACCGCCGGGGCGATCCTGGCGGTCTCGCTTTCCCAAAATGTTCGGAAAATTCGGAGTGTGAGACATGGCCAAGACTGTGCCTGTAATTCTTAATGTCGCGATCTCGGGCGGTCGCGGTTCCTTTGCTAGGGGCGATGAGTTCCCGGCAAGCCCGGCCGAGGCCAAGCGCATGATTGCGCAAGGCATTGCGGCCAGGAAGCCTGCGGCGGGAAAGCCCGCGGCCAAAAAGCCTGCGGCGGAAACGGCCGCGAAAGCGCCCGCGCCCGATGCAGAAACGGCCAACGCCGGACGCGAGGTCTAGGCCATGTGGGGCCGGGTGCAAGTGACCACGCCCGCAACGGCCTTGCCGGTGCTGGTGATGGATCTCAAAACGCATATGCGGGTTGAGAATGACGACGAAAACGCCTTGCTCCCCGGTTTCCTCGCGGCCGCGATCGCCGCGATCGACGGGCCGAACGGGCTCGGCGTGGCGATGATGGCGCAATCCTGGACCCTGACGCTCGACGGGTTCGCCCGCGAAATTCGCCTTCCGGGCTGGCCGGTCAAATCCGTGACCGCGATCACCTATCTCGATGCGGATGGGCTTTCGCAAACCGTCGCCTCGGACGTGTACCGGCTCGATGCGGGTCGGGATCCGGCGCGGGTCTATCTGAAAAACGCGAAAGCCTGGCCGGCGCATTCCGGCGAACCCGGCGCAGTGCAAATCGAGTATGTGCTCGGCGAGACCGATCGGGCCAATGTGCCGGCCGATCTCGGCACGGCCGTGCGGCTTTTGGCGGCGCATTATTTTGAAAACCGCGAGGTAGCGATTATCGGCACGACCACCGCCGAGTTGCCGCTCGGGGTGCAATGGGTCTTTGACCGCTATCGCCGCGGGGTTGTCGCGTGACACGGGCCGGCCGGTTGCGCGAGCGCGCCCGGTTTCAGCGCCTTTCGGGCACCGGGGGCACCGATCGTTTCGGCAATTCCGACGCGGCCGCCTGGGGCGATCTCCTCACCGTCTGGGGGGATCTGCGCGAGGCGCCGGGCAAGGAGCGAATTGCGGCCGGGCGGCTCGAGGGGCCGGTGCAGGCCACCTTACGGATCCGTGGCACGGGCCAGGCGATCACGATCACCGCGGCCGATCGCGTCGTGATCCGCGGCAACACCTGGGCGATCGTGTCCGAGCCGATCGCGCTCGATGCAAGAAAGCAGTTGCTCGAGATCGGTCTCGAGCGCGGGGGGGCGGTCGAATGAGGGTCGAAGGCCACAAGCGATTGATCCGCAAGATGCGCCAACTGACGCCGGAAATCCGGCGCGACGTGGCAAAGGCGATCGACAAATCATTGCAGGAGGGTGCCAGCACGGCGCGTGTCCTGGTGCCCGAGGCCTCGGGTGCGCTCGCCGAAACGATAAGTTATGAAATGCACCCCTCTGGGCTTTCCGGCAAGATCACGGCCGGAGAAAAAACAGGCGATGGCCAGCAAAAGGCCCTGACGGTCGAGGGGGGGCGGCGCCCGGATGCGCGCGCGGGCGCCATGGCCGCACAACCCTATATGTCGATTGCGCGCAAAGCGCTGGCCAGGAAACACAAGAACAGGGTCGCACGCGCGGTGCGCAAGGCCGCGAAAAGGGTTTCTAACAGTGGCTGAATATGACGTTGCAAGCGAGACCCAGGCCGGGATCCGCGCCGCGCTTCTGGCGGATGCGGATTTCGCGGCTCTCGATCTCGCGATCTACGATGAGCCGCCGCAAGATGAGCCGGCGCCCTTTGTCCGGTTCGGTCGGATCGAGGCCCGGCGCGACGATACCGATGGTTTTCTCGGCTGGATCGTGGCGCTCGGGCTCGAGGCGCATTCACGGCCCAAAGCCGGGCGGATCGAAGCGCAACAGATTTGCGGCAAGATCGCCGCGGCACTACATCGGCAACCGGGACTTGTGACGGTCACGGGCTTTGCGGTGATCGAGGTCGAGGCCGGCCCTATCACCGCGACCAGGGCCGTCGATGGGGCCACCTATACCGGCACGGTTGCCGTCTCGGTGCGGCTCGACGCCCTCTAAACCCTCGCGCCTCGGGGCGGCGCAATCATGTAAAAATGGAGAAAACCCATGGCAAAGCAATTGGGGCGCCTGTTCCTGATCAAGATCGAAAATCAGGGCGTGCCTGGAACCTATGTAAGCCTCTGCGGTCTCACGTCGAAAAAACTGGCGATCAATAATGCGCCGATCGACGTGACGACGCCCGATTGCACCACGCCCGGCGGCGTGATGTGGGAGGAAAGCCTGGCCGGCGTCAAATCGGTGAGCGTTTCGGGTGATGGCAAATTCACCGATGAGGCCTCCGAGGCGGATCTCAACACGGTGGCCATGTCGGCTACTGCAACGGCGAATTTCCAAATTATCATCCCTGATTTCGGCACCTATGCCGGCACATTCCGGGTTAACGTGGAATTTTCCGGCGGTGATGGGGTCGATTTCTCGCTCTCGCTGCAAAGCACCGGCACGGTCACGTTCACGGCCGCCTGATGGGAGTTTTGACTGAGGCGCCGCGCGGCGGCCTGGCCGAGGAATTGGCCGGCACCGTGCGGCCGCTCCTCTTGCGCAATGGCGAAATCGAGCGGTTCGAGGATGCCCATTGCGGCATTTTTGAGGTTTGGGACGGGTTCATGGGCCGCGGCAAAAAGCCGGGCGCGGTCCAGGTGCGCGATCTGATCGCGCTGGCCCTGGTCGGGGGCGGCATGGCCGAAGATGACGCGGGCGTTTTGGTCAACGGGCTTGGTCCTGGCGAAAATCTGCGCCTCTATGAGTTGGCGCAAGGCGTTCTCGGGATCGCCTTTCTGCCCGACATGATCGAGGCCGATGAGCGCGATCTCGCCGAGGCGGCCGCGGCCGAGGAGCCTAAAAAAAAACGGATCGATCCCGGCGATGGGGTGTCCGAACCATAGCACGCAGCGCAGCACCGCTCGGGATCTTGCCGGACGCGGTGCGCGCGATGATCCCGCGCGATTGGCTGATTATCAAGCAGGGCTACGACGCCCAGGCCCGCGCCGGGCGGCCTGGCGCTGATGCGCCCTCGGCGGCGCAAGTGGCCGAATTGGTTGAAAGGTATGGGTGATGGGCGACGATTTTGAAAAGCTGAATATCGTCCTGGCGGCCCGTGATCGTGAATTTGCCCGGGCGATGGACCGCAACACTCGCCGGATCGAACGGTTTGCGCGTCAATCGAATAAAAACCTTTCTCGCACATCCAGTCAATTTGCGGTGCTTTCCAAGGTTGCGGCCCGGCTGTTGCCGGCGCTCGGGGCGGCGGCGGTTGTTGCCCAGGTGCGCCGGGTTGTCGCCAGTCTCGATGATATTGGCAAAACCGCTGACAAGATCGGCCTGACCACGGATGCGTTGCAGGAATTGCGCACGGTGGCCGAAAGTGCGGGTGTTGCCCAATCGGCGCTCGATACCTCGCTCGAGCGATTTTCCAAGCGCCTTGGCGAGGCGACATTCGGTACCGGTGCGGCGGCGCGGGTGCTCAAGGAAATGGGGCTCAACGCCGAGGAGTTGAGCAATATGGGGGTCGATAAGGCGCTTTCGCGGGTGGCCGATGAGATCTCGCGCTTGCCAACACCGACCGAGCGCGCCGCCAGGGCGGCGGCCTTGTTTGGGCGCGAAGGTGTGACCATGGTGAACCTGATGCGCGTGGGTGCGGACGGTATGGCCGAAATGCGCGAAAACGCCCGATCGCTCGGGGTGGTGATCGATGAGAGTTTGATCCGCGGCGCCGAGGAGGCACAGGACAAGCTTGACCTGATGGGTCGCGTGATCTCTAGCCAGGTGAGTTCGGCTCTGGTCGAACTGGCGCCGATCCTCGTTGTGGCGACCACGGCGGCGGCGAATTTTATTCGCGAAATCGCCGGTGGGGTGCGCGCCTTGCAGGAATGGCTCGAGCCGACTAGCGGTCTCGAAATCGCAACCGATAATCTGGTCGCGGCCATGGGCGATGAAATCCGTCAAAGCCAATTGCTCCAGGGGGCGCTTGGCAATGGGGCAACAATGTCGCTCGCGATGGCCGAGCAAAAACTCGAGGAGGCCCGCGCGCGGTATGCCAATGTCGCGGCGATTATCGAGGAGCGCCGGGCGCTGGCGCTTGATAGCGTCGAATGGTCCAATCTGAGTGACCAGATCCAAACCGCTGTTACGGCGCGGATGGGGATGGGTGAAAAAACGATCTCGAATGCCGAGCAGATCGAGAATGTCGAGCAGGGATTGACCGAAATGCTCGAGCGGCGGCAACGGCTGATCGATGTTGATGCCGAAATGGCCGCGCAGCTCACGCGCACGGCCGAAAATATCGCAACGCTCGAGGCCGGGGTCGCGAACCATGCCGCCGGCGTGGTGACGATCGGCGGCGTGCCGGTTGAGCCGATCGATCCCTCGACGCGGCGCCCTGGCGGTGCCGGTGGCGGTGTGGCGGCGGACCTTGCCGCCGAGATCCCGGGGCTCGAGGAATATGCCGGCGTTCTGGATCTGGTCCGCGAAAAGTTCGGCGGGTTGATCGGCACCGGAGACCAGGCAAGGGAGGTGCTTGCCTTTATCAACGCGCTTTTCGAGAGTGGCGAGATCTCGGCCGGGGAGTATAAATCCGCGCTCGAGCATGTCGCCGACGAATTAAAGAACGTCGCGCGTACGGCCGAGACCATGGAGCGCGCGACCGAGGATATGTTTGTGGCGATCGTGACCGGCTCGAAAAGCGGCCGGGATGCCCTGGCCGATCTGTTGTCAACCTTTGCCCAGATGGCCGCACAGGCGGCGTTCTCGGGCATGTTTGGCGGGGCGTTTGATGGTGTGGCGTCGATATTCTCGGGGCCAAGTTTTGCCGGCGGTGGATATACCGGCAACGGGCCGCGCTCGGGCGGGCTTGATGGCCAGGGCGGCCGCCTGGCGATGATCCACCCGCAGGAAACAATCATTGACCACGCAAGCGGCCAGACGGTCTCGGGCGGTGGCGGGGTCTCGCTGGTTTATGCGCCGGTGATCGATGCGCGCGGCGCGGATGCGGCAACGGTCTCGCGGATCGAGGCGGCGCAGCGCGCCGAGGCCGAGACGTTCGAGACCCGCGTTTTCACCGCGGTTCGGCGCGGCCAGGCAAGGCGGATGATCTGACATGGCGCTGACCTTTCCCTCGGACCTGACAACGGCGCATAAGTGGCGCCGGGCGCGCCTGCGCCCGATGCTGCGTCAGGAATTGAGCCGCACCCGTGGCGGTGCGCTTCTCGCGGCGGATCTCGGCCATGCGCTCTGGACGGCGGATTTTGAAAGCCAGGGATTGCCGGAATTGGAAGCCGGCGAATTGATGGCCGATTTCGACGCGCTTGGCGGCTCCTTGCGCAACTTTCTTGCCCATCCCGCACACCGGCGTTTCCCGGCCGCGGCCGCAAGTTCGGCCGGGATCGGGACGGGTTCCATCGCCTCGATCGGCGGCAATCGCGACACAGTAACGATCTCAGGTTTGCCGAACGGATTGGTGGTCTCGAAAGGCGATATGTGCTCCGTGACCACGGCCGCCGGCGGCTATGAGTTTTTCGAGTTTACCGAGGGCGGCACGGTCTCAGTGGGTTCAACCCCGAGCCTCGGGATCAACCCGCCCTTGCGCGCAAGCGTCACCACGGGCCGCTCGGCCGAACTGGTCGATCCGCTGATCGAATTGAAACTCGAGCCCGGCACGCTTCAATTTGTCGAGATCGGTCTCGGCAAGCGCGCGGTTGCCTGGCGCGCGATCCAGGTGATCACATGAGAAATACGGACGCAGCGACCACGGCGGCGCTTGCCTCGGGGGCGTTGGTCCCGCGCGATTTCATCTGGGTTGGCGCGCGCAACCGCGCAACGGATGCGCGGGTCTGGTTCGGGCTTTGGTCCGATCTCGGCACGATCTCGGCCGATGTGATCGATCCCGATACGGGCCTCACGGTCTCGCGGACCTATGAAGGCGCCGGGGATCTGGTTTCGGTTGGGGCCTTGCCGCTCTCAACCGGTTTTGGCGTGCAAACCGTGCCGATCCAGTTGAGCAAGGTGAGCGCGACGGTCGCGACGATGGTGCGTACCCATGATGTGCGCCGGGCACCGATCCAGATGCACCGGGCGTTTCTCGACCCGGCAAGCATGATCCAGGTTGCCGATGCGGAGTGCTACTTTACCGGCGAGATCGATGAGGCACCGATTACCACGCCGGCCGAGGGCCAGGAAGGGGCGGTGACATTCACCGCGACTTCGCTTGCCCAGGAGTTGACGCGGGTGAACACCGCGACCCGCAGCGCGGCCGACCAGGCCCGGCGCGCGGCAACGGATACCTTTTTCGATCACGCGGCGACCGTGGGCACCTGGCAAATTTTCTGGGGCCAGAAACGCGCATGATCCGCGCTGCAACGATCGATGATTTTCCCGCGATCGACCGGATGCGGGCCGATTTCGAGACGGCAACCGGGCGCGCGGACCTTTCGGAGAAAGTGCCATATTCCTCGGCGCATTTTCACGCGGCGGTGAGTGCAATGATTTCCGGGCCGTTTGGCTTCGCGGCGCTCTGGGAACCTGGCGACGTTTGCGGCGTATTCCTGGCAACCGCCGGGGTTTCGCCTTTCCGGCCTTGCCGGATCGCGCGCGAGGTCATGTTCTGGATTGACCCGGACGCGCGCGGCGCTGGTGGCCCGCGGCTTTTGCGCACCTATCTGGCCTGGGCCAGGCAGGTCGGAGCGGCCGGCGCGGTTGGGATCGCGCTCGATGCGCGTGCGGGCAAACTATATGAGCGCGCGGGTCTTTCGGCGCTCGAGACCGGCTTTCTCAAGGTGTTTGAATAATGGCTTTACTGGCGGCGATCGGTTCCGCACTGACCTCGGTCGGGGCCTGGTTCGGTGGCCTGGGCGCGATCGGGCAATTTGCCGTGCGCATGGCGGTCTCGATCGGGTTCAACGCGCTGGCCGATGCGCTGCGCGGCAAGCCCAAGCCACCCGAGGCCCGGGGGATCGTTGGCCAGGTTCAGCAAGGGGCAGACGTGCCGCGCTCTTTCATCGTGGGACGGTATGCAACCGCCGGTTCGCTGGCGTTTCACACCGAATGGGGTGAGGCCGGCGACGTGCCCAACGCCTATTACAGTCAGATCGTGGCGCTCTCGGATATTCCGGTCGATGGGCTGGTCGCGATCTGGGTCAACGGCCAGAAATGTGCCCTTGACACCGGCAACCCGGATCCGGGCGGCAAGGGATACCCGGTGATCCAGCTTGCCAAAACCTTCGATCAGACCGATTGGGCGCAGGTCTATGACGCGCCGAGCGACACTTATCGATGGACCGCGACCGAGACCACACCGACCGAGGATCGCGCCTGGATCAAGTTCTATGACGGCACGCAAACCGTCGCCGACAGTTTCGCGACCGGCACGCTCTCGAGCACCGAGCGGCCCTGGCCTTCGAGCGCCGTGGGCACCGGCGTGGCCTATGCGATTGCGACTTTTCTGCGGGATCCCGAGGTTTTCCAAAGCTTTCCTTCCGTGATCTATGAAATCGACGGGGTTGCGATGTACGACCCTGACAGCGCCTTGACCGAGACAAGCCGCAATCCGATTGTTGCGGCGCGCCATATCCTCGCAGGGATCTCCTATGGTGGTGAGTGGTTTTATGGGCCACAGGCCACGGGTGCCGGGCGGTTGCGTGATGCGGAATTGATCGCCGAGGTCCAGGCGTGCAATGCGGACGTGCCGGGGGCGGCGGCGATGACCTCGGCCGAAAAGATCGCGGCCTTTGGCGTCGATGCGATCCCCGAGAGGTATCGCTGCGGCCTCGAGGTCAGGGTCAACCGGCAACCGGCCGATGTTCTGGGCGATATTCTGGCGGCCTGCAACGGGCGCTTTGCCGAGATCGGCCCGGCCTTTCGGATTGCGGTCGGGGATCCGGCGGCGGCGGATCTGACATTTACCGATGACGACATAATTTCGACCGAGCCCGAGACCTTCCGGCCTTTCGTGGGGCTGGCGCAAACGATCAACGGGGCCTCGGCCAGCTATCCCGAGCCCGATGAGGCATGGCAGACGCAAACCGCGCCGCCCTATTACGTCGCCGATCTCGAGGTAGAGGACGGCGGCCGACGGCTTCTGACCGATGTGGGGCTTGCGGCCGTGCCCTATCGCGAGCAAGTGCAACGCTTGCTGAAATCGGCCGTCGAGGAGGCGCGTCGCGAGCGCACCCATACGCTTGTGATGCCGCCGGCATTTTCGCCGCTCGAGCCGCTCGATTATGTCGAATGGACAAGCGCTGCGAACGGCTATGCCGCCAAGCGGTTTCGGGTCGATGGGGCCTCGCCCTTGCCAAACGGAAACGTGGTGCTCGAGATTTCCGAGGTCGATCCGGCGGATTACGATTGGGATGCGAACGCGGATTTTCAGCCCGTCGCCTCGGGTTCGATCGCGCCCTTGCCGCTCGCGCCGCGCACGGTTGCGGGCTGGGCGGTTGTGGCGCAATCGATCCAGGATGACGGGGCCGGCGAGCGCCGCGCGGGGCTGGCCTTGTCCTGGACCGCCAGCGCGGCGGGCGTGGACGGGGTGCAATACGAGATCCGGGTGAAGGCCACGGGCGCGCTGATCACGCATGGCGCGGTCGGGATCGGCGGCGGGGTCAAGCTGGTTTCCGAGGGGATCCTGGGCGCGGTCACGTATCAGGCGCGCGCGCGCTACCTGGTGAGTTCGGGTGCGCCGGTGGATTGGACGGCCTGGACCGATGTTATCACGCCCGATCTGCGGATTGCGGCCGCCGATCTCGATGACGGGGCGGTGACAACCCCGCGCCTTGCGAGCAACGCGGCCAACACGCCTCTTTCGGAAACGCTTTCAAACAGCATTGCCGGCGATGGCACCTGGCAGGAAATCCAGTGGCTCAATCTGACCCTGCCCTATGATGGCGAGATCCTGGTGCAGTGGTCCGGCCGGCATAGCTACACGGCGGGCGCTCAGGCCCATGATATTGAGATCCGGGTCGATGGGGTTGCGGTTCAGGCCCGGGGCGGCACCGCGATCAACGATTATCCGACAATCCTTTATTCGGGCGCCTATACCGCCGGCACCCGGCGGATCTCGATTTATTGGAAAACGAGTTGGCAGGTTACGGTGAGCGGTCGCACGCTTTCGATCCAGGGGATCATGCGATGATTTTCTATATCAAGTTCGATCGGCTGACAGGAGCGGTGATCGGGCATGGCCGCGCGCAAACCTGGATTGACGTGATCGCGATGGCCGACGCGGCGACGGACGTGCTCAAACTCGATGCGAGCCCGGAGCCTTTCGACCACGCGAAATGGCGTGTCGAAAACGGGGCATTGGTCGCGGCCGGCTGATCCCGGTGATTTACGAAAAACCGGATTTAAGGGGGTGCGCGCCATGGCGTTGACCGCTCAGGATTTTATTGGCTGGTTCCACAGTGACGCGGGGCAGGCGTTTCTTGCCGGTGCCGCGGGCGGTGCGATCCGCTGGGTGACGCTGCGCGAACGCCCGCGCGATGGGGCTGTTTCGCTGATCGTGGGCGCGGTGTGCGCGATCTATCTCGGCCCGCTGGTCGAGCCATTTCTCTCGCCGCTCGTGGGCAAGATCTCACCGACCGAAGATGCCGCCGGGTTCGCGGCCTTTGTCGTCGGGATCGGCGGAATTTCCCTGACCGGAGCGGTGATCGATATTTTTCGCGGGGTTTCCTTGCGCGCCAAATCGCGCGCGGGTGGCACGTCGCCGGCCCCGGGCGACGTGCAATCGCAGATCCCGCCGGATAGCGAAGGGGGCGCAAATGGATCGTAAAGGAATGGAGCGCGGGCCGAAGGATACGGCAAAGCGCGAGGGGTGGTTCTGGTTTTGGGCGCTCCTGTTTGCGATCGGGTATCTCATAGCATTGGCGGTGTTCTGACATGACAAAAGAGGTTGTACGGCTGGCGCAACGGGCGCTTGCCAAGGGGGCCGCCTATGACGGCGATCTCGACGGGATTGCCGGGGCGCAGACCCTTGCGGCGGTCTGGCGCGTGGACGGGCCGAGGCCGGCGGGAATGCGCGCCTGGCCGCGCGAGCGCCAGGCGGTTGCCGGGGCGCAAATGATCCTGCGCAATCTTGGTTATGCGTTCGGGGCGATCGACGGTTATCTCGGCCCGCGCACCGATGCCGCGCTCGAGGCCTGGCTCGATCCCGAGTGGATCCGGCCGGCGGATGCTGGCGGGGAAGCTGGCGGGGATTGGGGCACCGAGGCGACGGTGCGCGAGTTCCTCGGGCCGCCGGCGGGGCCTGATTGCACGGCGGGCGCGATCCGGGTGCCGTGGCGAATGGTGTTGGCCTGGGCCCCCGAGACGGTGATCGAAACCATTTATTGCCACGCGCTTCTTGCCCCCTCGGCGGGGCTGGTGTTCGAGGCGATTGCCGACACGATGAAAACCACGGAAATTCGCAAGCTGGGCCTGCATCTTTTCGGCGGGTGTTACAACCCGCGACGCAAGCGCGGCGGTTCGGCCTGGTCGATGCACGCCTATGGCGCGGCGATCGACTTTGATCCAGGCAGGAACCGGTTGCGCACCCGTGCGCCCGAGGCCCGGCTCTCGCGCCCAGATGCGGTGCCGTTCTGGGCGGCCTGGGAGGCGGCGGGCTGGACAAGCCTCGGACGGGCGCGTGATTTTGACTGGATGCACGTGCAGGCGCCGGGCCTGTGATCTGGCTCAATCTGGCATTCTCGATGGTGCCGGGTTTGCGCAACCTGGGGCGCTATGGGGCGCTCGCGGCAAGTGCCGTGGCGATCGGGGTCGCGGTGTTCCTGGTGCCCTACAAGATGGGCGTGCGGGCCGAGGCCGGGCGTCAGGCGCTCGAGCGGGTGCGCCTTGAGGGCGCGCTTGTGCGCCAGGCGGAAACCTTTGCCGCAGATTTGCGGCTTGTGGAAATGGCCCGGGCATACCGGGCCGCCGATCTCGAGAGGTTGCGAAATGAAGCAAGCAATGCGCCGGGCGCCGATCGCCTGGCTTTGCCTTCTGACAGCGTGCGGCGGATCCGGCGCCATTGGGCTCGGTGAAGCCGCGCCCGATTTTTCGGTGCCCAAGGAGGCGGCCGCGCCTTGTGGAGATCCGCTGGCGATGGTGCCGGCGCGTGCGTTGTCGCAGGCCGATGCCGAGATCGCGATCGCGCGCCTGGGCGATGGGCTGATCGATTGCGAGGCCCGCCGCGCGGCGGTTGTGGCCGCGCTCGAGGCAATGCTCGGGGATATTTCGGGGCCGCGATAAGCGGTCGATTTTCGGAAAGGTGAAACGTGGCAAGCGTCAACAAGGTAATTCTGGTGGGCAATCTCGGGCGGGATCCCGAGGTTCGGACATTTCAGGGCGGGGGCAAGGTCTGCAATCTTTCGATTGCCACCTCGCAAAAGTGGAAAGACAAGGGCACTGGCGAGACGCGAGAGCGCACCGAGTGGCACCGGGTCGCGATCTTTGCCGATCGTCTCGCGGATCTCGCCGAGCGCTATCTCAGGAAAGGCTCGCGCGTCTATCTCGAGGGCAAACTCGAAACCCGCAAATGGCAGGATCAAGCCGGCCAGGATCGCTATTCGACCGAGGTGGTGTTGCGGCCCTATTCCGGCGAGATCGTGTTTCTAGATCGCGTTGAGGGCGGGCAGGGCGGCGCGCCGTCAGGCGGTCGGGACAACCCGGATCCGGGCAGTCAGTCCCGATCCGATCTCGATGATGAGATCCCGTTTTGAGCGCATCGATCAAGATCCCGGATCTCGACGGCGCGCGCCCGGCGATTGCGATCCTCGGCCATGGTGGCCACGGCAAGGATGCGGCCGCCGCGATCCTGGCCCGGCTTTGCGGTTTGAAGGTTTCTTCTTCCTCGAAGTTTTGCGCCGCGCGCGCGGTTTATCCGCTTGTGAAAGACCTCTATGCGGACGCGGCGGCCTGCTATAGGGACCGGCGCAATCACCGCGCGTTGTGGTTTCATGCGATCACCGCTTACGGTTTTCGACCCGGCCCGAGCCTGACAGAACAGATCCTTGCGGAAAATCACATCTATGTCGGCCCGCGCAATCTGGCCGATTTCATGCTTTCCCGGCATTTGTTCAACCTGGTGATCTGGGTCGATCGCTCGGAGATTTTGCCGCCCGAGCCGGTCGGATCGATGGAACTGAGCCCGGACCTGGCCGACTGGTTTCTCGACAATAATCGGACGCTTGACTATCTCGAGGCGCAGATCCTCGAGCGGCTCTTTGGATGAAAAAAAGGCCCGGCATGAGAGCCGGGCCAGTCCAACAGGGAAGATGATGGGGCACTCGCGCCGCATCTAGGACCGTGCATAGCCCAATAAAAAGGGCATTGCAATTGAAAAACCGCGCTCGGGAAAAGAACAAATCGCGGACAGGATGGCACGGATTTGGCACAGATTTGCCGTGCCATTGGCCTGAAAACCGCCGAAAACGAACAAAAACAAAGGAAAACAGGCACTTAGGTTTCCGGGCAAAAAGAACAAAAAAAGCGCTTGTGTATCAAAGGCTTGAAAGCTATTCCCGGCCTTGGAGATGTGGCCGAGTGGTCGAAGGCGCTCCCCTGCTAAGGGAGTAGGCCCGGAAGGGTCTCGATGGTTCGAATCCCTTCGTCTCCGCCACTTTTTTCATATAATATTTTGTAATATAACGGCTT